CGACGAGGTCGTCGTAGATGATCGTCGCCGTCTGGCCGGTCGTGCCGACCTTGCCGGAGCTCGCCTGCGGCACGACGCCGTCCGGCTGGGACGTGCCCGTGCCGACCGTGAATCCGGTGTTACCGACACGACCGAGGCGCGTCGCCAGGCGCTGGCGCACGAACGCCTCGACGTCGATGATCGCGTCTTGCAGCAGCTCGAACGGCACCGCGACGATCTTGGACGACGCCTTGAACACGTTCAGCGACTTGGTCGAGAACGTCGGGTCGGACGCCGTCGCGGTCGTGTTCTGCGCGATCCACTCGCCGGTCTCCGACGTGCCGTCCGAAGTCGCGAACGACAGCGGGCGCCCGTCACCCGTGCGGACGATGTCGGCGACCTGGCGCATCGCTCCGAACGCCTTCATCGCTTCGTAGAGCTGCCCGCTGATGAGCGACGGCACCGTGTACCCGCCCTCCGAGCCGGTCGTCGTCGACATCGTCGCGCGGATCGACGCCCACTCTTCGGCGTTCAGCGCGTTGTCGCCTCCGCGCAGCCACTTGTTGAAGAGCATCTTCGCGCCCTTCGGGTCGTGGTCCTTCGCGTTCAGCGGCTTGACGACGTCCGTCGCGTTCACGCCGGCCTTCTCGGCCTCGATCGCCAGCATGCGGTTGTGCGCACTGATCTGGTCGTCGATCGCGTCGATCTCGGCGTACAGCGCGTCGACGCCTTCCTTCACCTTCGCGGTCCACTTCTCGCCGGTGTGGTCGTCCAGCAGTTTGCGAGCTTCTTGAGCCTTGGCTGCGCGGCGCTCGCGGAGGTCTTGAATCCCAGACATGAGAACTCTCCTGTGAAAAGAAAGGGCCGCCCGGCGAGATGCCAGGGCGGCCCGTTATCGGCCTATCAGGCGGAGCGCCGCTAGGCAGCGATTCGGTTGAGGTGTTCCAGGCGCCGGACGTAGTCGTCGCGCTCGGCGGATGCGCTGGCGCTCGAGTCGGATCCCGGCGCGCACTGTTCGTCAGCCGGGTCGCACGACCCGTTCGAGCAGCACGGCGCGCAGCAGCTCGGGCACGACATGAACCCGCAGCACGCGGTGCCGCACGATTCGCACGAGCACGCCGACGAGCAGTCGGCGCCGCAGGCCGCGCACTTCGACATCCCGCAGCACGACGCACCGCAGCTCGGACACGCCGCACCGCACACCTGCGCCTTCGGAGCGTTCGCGTACGCCGACAGGTTCCACACCGGCGCCTTCGCCTTCGCGCTGGCATCGGAGGTCGCCGCGATCGAGTCCGCGAACCCGGCTGCGACCGCCTCCTCGGCGGTGAACCAGGTCTCGGCGGCCATCCAGTCGCACACCGTCTGCTTGTCCTTCTTCGTGCGCTGGCAGTACGTCTCGACGAGCGTGCCGTCGATCTTCTCGAGCAGCGCGGCCATCTGCATCATGTCGTCGGCGTTTCCGTACGCGATGGCCCACGCGTTGTGGATCATCACCATCGCGCCCGGCGCCATCACGACCTCGCTGGCCGCCAGCATCAGGAACGATGCGGCGCTCGCCGCGTACCCGTCGATGTGCGCGATCACCTTGCCGTCGTGCTCGCGAATGGCCTGCTCCATCGCCCGGGCGCCGAATACCGACCCGCCCGGGGAGTTGATTCGCAGGTGGATCGTCTTGCCCTTGAGCGCGGCGATCTGGCGCACGAAGGCGCCCGGTGCGACGCCGCCCCACCACTCGGCTTCTGCTTCGCTGTCGACGATGACGTCGTAGACGTAGACCGTCGCGTCCGTCGAGTCTTCGGCCGCCGACACCTCGAACTTGCGATTGGCCGCGCCGCGGTTGCGCGCGTACAGGCGCATCAGGTTTCCGTTCATTGCTGCGTTCCCGGCGGCTGCACGGCCGCGTTCGTGGCGAGCTCGTCGCCGCCGTCGACCGGCGGCAGGTTCTCGCGCCGGCGGACCTCGTTGACCGTCATCCAGGCCGGCTCACCAGCGCGCCCGAGCGCGATCCGGTATGCCTCGTTTCGGGTCTTCGTGTCGCCGCGCTCCAGGCCCGCCGTCGCGAACTCGCAGAAGCGGCCCGCGTAGCGGAACACCTTGCGGTTGATCTCCTGCTCGAACTTGACCAGGTGGCGCTGCAGCGTGTACTTCACGAAGCCGATCGACATCTGCTCGACGCCCGAGCCCCAGCTCGTCGTTTTCTCGGTGTGACCGATCATGAACGGCGGCACGCCGAAGATGCGCGCGATGTCCTCGACCTGGAATCGGCGCTGCTCGATGAGCTGCGAGTCGGCCGCGGTCATCGTGATCGGCTGCACCTTCAGGCCGCCCGACAACACCATCGGCTTGAACGCCTTCGTCGCGCCACCGTGGCGGTCCGCGATCTGGTTGCGCAGGTTGTCGATCTGCCCGGCGTCGAGGTTCTTCTCGGTCTGCAGCGCGTAGTCGGGCCGCGAGCCGTTCTGGAAGAACGCGTTCGCGTAGTCGTCGGCCGACATTGCGATCATGCCCGGCGTCGAGAGCGCATAGCGGATCTGAGAGAGCCCGCGCAGGCCGTCGAACCCAGGCCCCGGGACGTGCAGCACGTCGTCCTGGTCGAGCACGACCGTCGGGCCGTTCGACTGCTGGCTCGGCTGCGCGGTCACGCGGTACGCGAGTCGGTCGCGCACGCGCAGCACCTCGACCGTGCGCGGGTGCAGCGGCTCGAATCCGACGATCTTCGGGGACCGATCGCTCGCGCGGTGGATGCGCCAGAACGCGTCCCCCTGGAGCAGCAGCGCCCACGCCGAGTATTCCCACGCCGGCGCCGCGGCCCAACACGGAAACGGCTGCTCGTTGAAGAGCCACCACTCGTCGGGCTTGAATTCCTCGCGCCCGCCGGTCGTCTCCCGGTAGAACTTCAGCGGCAGGCTCGCGAGCGCGCCGCCGATGAGCGACACGCACGCGTACACCGACGACACGCACATCGCCGCTGCGTTCGTTGAGCGTGGCGCGCGAATCCAGGCCGGACACCCAGTCGGAGAACTCGGCCATCGACATCGAGCCGTCGACGGCCAGTGGGCCCTGCACAATGCCGGCGCGACGCGCGGCGTTCGCCTGGCGCAACGCGGGCAGCGCAGCGGCGAGGATGACGCTCCCCGGCTGGCTGACTCGCTCCACGTTGTACCAGTCGCCCATACGCTCCCTCAGAGGAAGGTGATTCCTGGCGTCGGCTCGGCGTCCGCCTTGGAAGTGATCCCGATCGCCATCGCCAGCGCGACCATGCCGTCGATACGGCCGGTCGACTTGTCCTTCGCGAGCTTCCTGTTCCCGGCCGGGTCGGCCTGGACCACGGCATTCGCCGCGCACATCGTCAGCACCGGATGCCCGCCATGCGCGATGCGCCGCGCGAGCAGCTCGCGCTCAAGCGCGTCCAGCGCCGGACCCATGCTCTGGAATCCCTGCCCGAACGCGGTCAGCAGCTCGAGGAACGAATCGCCGGCGCCAGCCACGGACAGCGCCTTCTTGAACGCGTCGATCCGCCAGCGGTCGAACGCGACCGCCGCGATGTTCCACTCGGACGCCAGGTCGAGCAGACGCGCAGCCACGAAGTCGTAGTCGACCGTGGCGCCCGGCGTCGTCAGCAGGTCGGCGCTCTTCGCCCATGCGTCGTACGGCGCCCGGTCGCGCTTGGCGCGGTCGTGGATTCCGACCTGTGGCGTCCAGAAGAACGGCCGCACCTGCCAAGTTCCGGCCGCCGTCTTCCACACCGCCACCAGTGCCGTGAGGTCGGACACCGCCGACAGGTCCAGGCCCAGCCAGACCGGCTCGCCGGCGTAGTCGACCAGCACTCCGCGGTTTTCCTCCCACACCGCCCGCGACACGAACGGGCTGCGCGCCTCGACGCGCTGGTTCAGAACCAGGTTGCGGTACGCCGCCTCGCGCGCCGGCATGCGCTTGGCCTCGGCCGCCTGCTGCCAGACCTCGTTCCGGTTCATGAACTCGTCGAACGCGGGATTCGCCGCGCGGATCGCCTCGTCCGAGAACGGATCGAACTCCATCGGCGCCGAGAACAGAAACAGCCGCGTGCGCGGATCAGCACCCGTCGCCGCGTCGTCGATCAGCATCGACAGCAGGTCGGCCGCATTCGGCGCCTGCGTGCTGATGATCACCGACAGCGGCTCTTCCTGCGCGCCGGCGGCGGTCTCCAGCGCCTCGTACAGCTCGCTGCGCGGCCCGCGCACCTGGCCGAGCTCGTCGTGCACCGTGAACGCCGGCGACAGGCCGTACGCCGTGCTCGCCTCGGCCGAGAGCGCCCGGTACAGCGTCCCGAGCTCCTGGCAGGCGAGCTGCTTGGCCGTGTCCCGGATCAGCACGTACTGGCTCAGGCTCGGCGACAGACGCACCGTCTTGGCTGCCAGCGCGAACAGGATTGCCGCCTGCTCGCGCGACTGCGCCGCCGAGTACAGCTGCGAATTCGGCCGCGCCTCCGGGCCGCACAGGTGCAGCAGCAGCAGGAAGGCGCTCAGCGCCGTCTTCGCGTTCTTCCGGCCGAACGACACGATCGCGCGCCGCGTGCCGGACGGGTTGTCGTAGATCCCCAGGATCACCTGGCGCTGGAATGCGCGCAGCTTCACCGGCTGGCCGACCAGCCGCCCTTCGGGAACCCTGCAGTGCTCCTCGATCCACGCGCAGTTGCGTTCCCCGCGCGTCGGCTGCGCGGCTACCGGCTTGCGGCGGGCTCTGGGACTTCCCACGGTTTCGGAGCGCTCGCGGAACGCGCGCTCGGGCGGCCCACAGTCTTCGGATGCACCTGCGAGTGCCGCGTGATCCGCAGCCGTGTCGCCAGCGACGACGCGGCGCGCGCCTCGCGTTCAGCCATGCGCAGCATGCGGTCGTACCGCTTCAGGCCCTCGCTGTCGCGCATCCACTCGGGGTCGAACGCCTCGATCTCGGTCGCGAGCACGCGCCCGCGCACGACGTGCCGGCAGTACGCCTCGAGCAGCGGGACGTGCGTCGGCGTGAACGCTTCGGCCGGCTGGTCGTTCACGAGCTGGAGCCACACGGAGATCTCGGCGTCGCTCAGGTGCACGGGCGCTGGAAGGCGCTGCCTCAGTCCCGTGGGCGTCGCGATCGCCAGGGATGCTGCGGATTTCTTGCCTCGTTGGCGCATATCGTGGACGTTTGTGGGAAAAGTGG